ATCTATTTTTTCTAACATTGCTAGACCTTCATTTAAGAAAGAAGGTGTTGTTAGAGGTGTTACTGCACCTGGTCCTTTTGTTCTTACAATACCACCAGGACGTGAAGTAATAAGATCATCAAGTTGTACTTGCCCATCAATTACAAGGTGTCTTGCGTTGTTTTGCAAATACATGTTGTCCATAGTTTGACGTAGGACAGTTGATTTCATTAATTGTAAATCCATCACTAAGTCTGCAACACTCATTCCATAGAAAAGATGTGGCATAGGGATTGGAGTTACCATAGAGAAAGGAAGATAATCTATTTCTTCATTATCAAGGATAATACTTTCATTACCCCCCATTGTAATTTTTCTTAATGTAGGTTTTCCTTTTTTTTCATAATCAATTTTTGTATAACATTCTACTATGCGAACATAGTCAGTTGATTTATCTATACTTTGATATTCTGTTTCAGGAGACTCTGTTTGATACATTTCTCTCTCTGTGTGTTCTTGATTATAGAAACCATCAGTATAACTAGGAAGTTTATCAACGAGTTTTTTATCAAAACCCATAGCAATAACTTCAGCTCTTGTTTTAATAACTCTATGTCCAACAAATTGAGAGTCAGCAAAACTTTTAGCATTTTTACTTACAAACATTTCTTCAGGAGGAATATTCTCTACACAAATTCTTCCTTCTTTTGTTGTACGAGTAATTTTAACATCGTGTAAATATTCTATTTCAAATTCGCCTTGAACTTCTTTTATATCGTGTTCATCAACAGAAACTGTATCATCAATTAATAAAGAATTATATTCTACATCTGTTAAATCTGCGTACTCTTCTGTTTTTGTTTTTTCAATTTCTTTATAATAATGTTTAACAAAACCATTTTTTTGTAAAAGAGCATCTTTGAACATGGTATAAAGAATCATAAAACCAGGATTGTCTTTCATAAAAATATAATTGACATAATCCGTACATTGTTCAGCCATTTGTTGATCTTCAGGACCTTGGGGATCAAATTTTACAATTTGTTCTCCTGCTGTAAAGATACGAAGCAAGGAAGGAAGGATATTTTCAACAACTTCCAACACATCTTGCGTTACTACTTGGGAACGACCTTCAATTTCGTTACCATAGGGCTTTCCTAAATAGTATTTAAAAGCAGTTCTACGTTCTGCTCCTATATTTCCTTCAAAATAACCGATAGAATTTTCTAATAATTGTCCCAGAAGTGCTAATACTTCTGAATTTCGCATTTTAGCCATTTAATCTTCCCACTTTATGTGCAATGGCCCATCATCTGCGCCTGTAATTTGCTGTTGTGTCTTATCTCCGTACACTTTGGGTACTAATTTTCCTGCTGTCCAATGTGTATCGTGCATTAAGAGTTTTAATACAGCAGCTTCTTCTAAACCTACTTTACCTTTACCTTGTTTTGCACGTTCTAATGTCTCTAATGCTTTAGCTCTATTATCGCCTAGCATATATTCAATACCTTCTTGTTTACTTCGACTATATTCTTCTTGAAATCCATCTTTCTTACGAAGCCACGTACGAATTGTTTCCCATGTAGGCATGTCTGTATCTCGGCAAATAGAACGAATAGATTCTCCATTGGCTAATCTATCGCAAATATCTTTAACCATTTGCTTACTATATTTTGTTGGCATTACCATTATACTATTCCCATATTTCCATATTTAATTTCACTTTTAAAATCACTTGTTTCATTCATTCCAACTGCCATATATCTAATGGCATCACAACCATGAGAAGCCCATGAATGTTTTGGTTTATCTAACAGTTGTCCTGTTCTATCGTTTCTCTCCCATTGGTACTGACGCATTGCTTCAATACCTTGTTTACATTTATCTCTATCAAACCACATACGAGAAAAAATCATACGTGTTGCATTAATACCATCTATAACAGGTAACTTAGGAACGATTGTAAAATACAATCCTAAATTATTTGCTATTTCATATCTTGACTTACCACTAGAGAGCTCACGTTGACGTAAATCATGCGGTCCATAATGGTTAGAATATTGATACCCTTTTTGCGCTAAGACTTTCACATAATGATCTAAACCCATCGAGGTATTTTCATAATAATCTATCAGGTGTATTCTGTTACCCACACGTTGAAAGAACCATATTGCTGTGGAGTCTCCAACTCCTAAATCCCATGCTGTATCTACTTTAAAATTTTCATCGTATTCTATATTTGTAATACGACCATCATCTTGTGCCTTCGTTAAGGACCTAGTGTAGATACCACCAAGAACACCTGCATCAAAAGATACTTCAAATTCTTGTTCGTATTGTTCTTCACTCATCATCTTACGAGCTGCTTTAAGTTCGTCTTCGTCTATAATTCCTGTTTCACTTGCTTTAAAGACAGCCGAATACCATTCATCAGGATTGTTTACAGCATTGTCATACAGATCAAAAAATGCGTTATGACCTGCAGGAGTACCTATGGCTATAAGCCACCCTTTCCTATCCGATAAGGCAGGACGTAATACTGTCCATATATCAGGGGGCATCATTGCAATTTCATCTACAACTATTCCATCAAATCTTTGTCCCCTTAAATTATCGTAAGAGTCAGCTCCGAACATTTGTATTGTTCTGTTACCTGGTAAGGTAACACGAAGTTCGGTGGTGTGATATTGCACACCTGGAATTTTACATGTGTAATCTATGGCATATTGCCATGCTGCTTGTTTTGCCATTCTGTACGTAGGGGCAATATATCCATATTTAGGACTTGGTAATGTATTGAGCATACATTTTTTCAATATCTCATTGAGGACAAGGCATGTCTTTCCAAATCTTCTATGTGCGACCAGTACATTCCATCGCTTTAAGTTCTTATGAACTGCTAATTGATGTTTACGTGGCTTATACGGAATCGTTATTTTTGGCATTATCAAGGTGTCGATACATTGCATCTACATCGTCAGATTTAACTGCTCCTCGACCTGACTCATTATGAACAGGAGTTGGCTTATTTATATCTTCAACCAACTTCTTAAATTCATTCATAAATGAATCAGATTTCTTCTTAACTTTTTTTGTGGTCATATTTACCTTCGTTCCTCTTTTGTTCCCCTATGGTCAAATATAAGCCTTTTAGGGCTATATACAGGGGGGGTCTAGTATGTGTGTGGGTCCCCTACATTATGTGTAAGTCCGTTGGGGGTGTCCCCCCTATAAATCGTAATACTTTCCTTAATTTTTTTTGTAAATTAAAAGAGACTCTTTTTGTACACTAGATGATCTCTCTACATTTGTTGGCTGTATTCCTATGTATTTAATAGCTATTGTTCTAGCTGTGTCTTGATATGGGTCTAGACTGAACCTAAACTGGTTCTAGTTTGTTGGTTTGAACTGTCTATATAAGTAATGTGCCACTTTGAACTAAAAAGAACTATGACAACGTACCTATCTCTCTCTATCCCTTAGTATTCTTAGACTTCTTACTCTTATCCTTCTCTATGATCTCTAAGGATAGTTGTATTAAGGTATCTAAAGCAGTTGATTGAGAGTTAATTCTATTATTAAATCGATAGTTATTAATCTTTTCGAGTGTCTTATCATCTACATTAACTTGGAGACGATTAGGTTTGGATTGTGGTTTATTCATAACCCAGGACCTTTAAACTTATTTACTCATTTAATCAAATACTATTTGACTCTACTTAATTACTAATATACTCACTTACTTACATATTAAACAAGGGAGAAAATATGGACAAAGTAAGAAAGATAAAAATAGACTTGTTTAGATCAGATAAACATAAAGAATTATTTGAACTATTAAAACCATCTTTAAACGATAAGCAACAGCACGAGGCAGTTAGTCGATTAATGTTTATGACTTCTAAAGATGTGTTTTCAGTAATGAGTAAACTTAGAGGATTAAATGGACCTATATATTTTTAACTTATTAATTGGCGCTTTAGTATTTAGCATAACTGGGCTTGGATTTGTGAGCCTGGTTATGTTTTTAATCTATTACTTTGAGGGAGATAAATAATGCAAAGACCTAGTAAAAAAAATAAAAAAGATTTTAACTTGGCTTGTTTAGGTTTGCAAAATCTTAAACAAAATAAAGTTAATACTAAAGATTGGACATTCTATGATTTATATTTTCATGGTGTTTGTGTCCAAGCAACAATCAAAAAACAAGAGATAAAATAATGATAAAGAATACTAATTACACTTCTTTTCTTAATACTATTGAAGAGAATACAGATAGAAATTGTCATAGTGAAAATGCTGTCTTAATCGCTGTAAACTTTGGTAAAGAATTACAAAAAGAACAAGCAATAAAAATTATGAGAGAGCATGAGAGTCAAGGCCATATGCCTTACTACATGGGACTAGCAAGAGATTATCTTGTTAAAGATATTTTGCATAACATGGATAATAAAAGATTATCCAAACAAATTAACAGTAGATTGTAGAGGTAAATATGAAAATTAAATATATTGCAGTTATTAAAGAGTGGAGAGACAAACTTTATGGAAACACATATTTTGCAGCAAGTATTGATGATCTTGTAAAAGATAAAGTTTATAAAATACCTTTTCAATATGGTTATGGTTCTCATAGTGAGTCAATATGTAAAAAGCATTTAGGCTTAGAAGGTTTTAATTCTGAATTACCAATTAAATTTGTAACAGTTCCTAATTGTAAACAAAGAGAAGTTAAACAACATGGAACAGAAAGCGAGTAAATTATGAGTGATGTTAGTGATATGAGTGAGGAGTTTCACGATTGGCTAGAACAATGCCCTTGTCATTGGTTTAAAAAATATGGTGAATCTACTTATACTTTTAGTGAAGATAATAAAGAAAATGAAAGCGAGTAAACTATGAAAACAAAAACTGACGCAATATATAGTACAGCTTTAGCCTATACTACTTATAAAAGTATATCTAAAAACATTGATGATAATACATTA